AGGAACCGTCGCCGATTCACGGCGATCCCACCACGGAGCGATGTATGCTACAGGTTCGAATTCTCGATCCATGTAGAAGTTTGGACGTTGATCTGGTTCATAATCGCCGAGCTTCTTTAGACAAGATTCTGCAAAACATTTCTGAGTCGCAGTTACTGTCCAATTCCACCCGACTGGAACCTTCACACCAAAGCCACCTAAACTACGAGAGATAAAAAGATTTCTCCCGCGGCACTCAGCAGGCAACTCTCGCTTCCATAACGAGAGGTATGCAGCGAGGAGGTCGCATTGTTTACCAGGCAATGCGCCCTCCACGACACGATCAACGACAACGACATGAGGTGCAACCGTCGCAAGACGAATCTCATCACCATCCGTATCAGTCGAACAAAGAACTTTGTTCTGACCGAAAAACAGACCAGTGTTGAGATACGGAATTTCAACGGGAACAGACCCATGTCGAAAGTTAAAATCATAGCAAGTCGAATTAATATTCGCATAACGAGAATGCGAATAAGTCTTGCCAACGCTTAACTCCAAACCAATTTCCTTGCCGACCCAAGTGAAGACTAGCTGCTCTGATGGCGACATCAGAGCAAGAAGATCATCTCCATTGATCAGCACTTTGTCCATGAGATATGCAATATAGGGGACAGAAAGATATTCGGCTACGAACGACTCAAAACAACAAAGCAATAAAGCTTCGTCATCAGGAGTCGCATCGCGTTCAAGAATATCCTCTAATCGATGAACAATGCACATCGAAACCAACCATCCTGCCAAGTTTCCGAGGCAGAGTACTGGAAACGATGTGACACTGCCCATCAGCTGTCCATTTTCTTGCATAATGCTGGGTAAGCGAACTTTGACAAAATAACTACGTCCATTAAGACCCTGATTATTAGCCACGCCGGGAAACGCATTAGGATTAATGCATTCTTCAAGAAGATTCTTTCGAATTTCAGGAACTCCGTGCGGGTTAAACCGAGTCATAAGGTAGTCAATAAAGTCACCCAATTCCGTCCTTCGTATTCTAAAAATCGGATACGAAATTTTATGTGGACGAAGAGTTGCTTTGTAAACCTCAGCATACTTCAAACCTTCCGTCAATAGCTCCATAAAGTCCCCCGAGAGGCCACTTGATAGACGGTCAGTTGAAGTCACATAGTCAGCAGAGTATAACTCCAGACGAGATAAAAGTTTGTCATTACGAACAATATCCTGCAGATCAGTCGGCGAAGCCGGTCGACCTATTAGGCGAAAACAAGGCATTCTGCGCATGAGCCCGTGTATTTTCTTTTGAAAGCCGGTCGCGACATAATATGAAGCGGCCGGTCCTTTGGAAATCACACGAACCTTAAGCGGTTCGAACACCATTGCGATTTGGGCCTCAAGCGGTCCAGAAACGCTCTCGCGAACAGCGGTCTTAAAGATGTGACTTTCACGATCATTCCCACTATAAAAATGAGAGTAATCCCTACTAGTCCAAGCATCAAGATCGGTATAGTTCGTTAAAACTGTTTGAAGACGTGCTTCAGCCTTTTCGCGGATAGAATGAAGTTCAGTACAGGGCTCCTCTTGGAGCTCACTATATGAACTAATGTACCTGCCCGTTAATGGGTTAAGTACCTTTTCTTCCATCCAAAACGCAGGATAAGTTTTCCCGTTATAACTTACCTCATCCGAATAGCGATTACGATGGTCACGATCAAGCCAATCAAAATTGATCTCTTGAATTTTACGTTGATCTTCAACAGTCCAAACTTTAGACTCAGGTGGAGAGTCGATCCAGAACTTTCGCTCCTTCACGTAACTCTCTCCCACAAGAGGTTCGTACCATTCATCTTCGTACTCATCATAGCCCCCGTACGGAGCACCATCGCCATTATCACTCTGCTGAGACTCCAGATCAGAGTCTTCATACATCGCTTGCGCAGACGCGACAACTTCGCGGAGCGCAGCTTGTTGGCCACCTTGGCTACGTGTTTTCTCGAAAGACGCGGACAAAGATGGCTGACGTGTTGAAGATTGCGGAGCAACCTTATCACCCAACACCTTCCGTAACTCTCCATTCAAATTAACAAGAAGCGGACGAACCGCTGTTAAATATATTTCGCGTCGATTGACCGGTAACGGGTCAGTTCGCGACATGGAGGCACTATGGGACTTCAAAACTCGCAGGGCTTCGTCATCAGACATCTGAAGACAGGCTCTTTTGCATTGAAACCAAGAAAAAAATAAATGAATATTTCTCCCGTGATAACGATGGAACCTGGCTTTGAGCCAACGACGGCCGTCGCCTGAGAATTTAAAAAGTGCTTCATCAGGAGCCTCCGGTAATGGATTACCGAGAAACTTCGCGTTTGGGAACGCGACGAGCCATTTAGCTCGCTTGATGAAAGTTTCTTCGATCGTAGGATACAAGTATTCTAAGACCGATCTTCCCACCGAGACGATCACTCGGATAGGAGCTCCGTGGTGCCACAAGACAGTGGCGATTCCGCGGAACAGACCCCAAAACCTATCAAAAGATTTCGAGTCATAAAATACAGCCATCGCTTTCGCGTGGGACTGTAAGCCAGCCAGGGCTTCCCTGGTCATATCGGCATGATTCCAAACAGTATTCTGTTCGGGCTTCAAAGCACGAGCAGCCTGGGCCATGTTATGAGTTTAACAATAGTTAGATTTACAACACAGT